CCAGTACCACTTTTACTCTGCCTAGTGTGGCGCTGAGTGTGACCATGGGTTTTTCGACTAGCAACTGATCACCAGTTTGATTCATCAATCTAAACACAAAAGAGCTGCCTGTGATGTTTACGGGTTTTTCCTCTTGATTGATAAATTCAAACAGTAGAACATTGTCTACGCCTTTGTTAACGGTTAATTGTTTTGCATACACTGGGTCGTACCTCGCTGTGAAATATCCACCACTGGTGTCAACTAACAAGACTTTGGTAATTTGCTGGTATAAGTAAACGGTGGTTGAATACATAGGATCCTCGAACAATATTTATGGGTAATGATATCTTTCAAAAGCTGGCGGTGAAATACCCGTTTATAACTCTGTGCGTTTACGCCAATGAAGAATATGTAGGTGTGGTGCAAAACAAAGACGATGCTGTCACTACCATCTATGATTTTGGTGCTGTACTAACACAAGATGCCAAGCTAGAATACCTGGAATTAGCAGCCACTTGGTGGTGGGAAAGCAATAGAAGCATACCTATAAACATCTTTTTGCGTGGTGAGTGGGACAAGTTTCGTCCCACCTTGCGCACATTTTCCAACAAAGATCTTGAAATTTTACACGGACCAGCTTGCAGTTTGATGGACATTGCTCGCAAGAAAACCAAGCGAAAATCAATCACGCTGGTGCGACGTCTTGATTGAGTAGATTCATGTGTAGGGCTACTAAAGCCGCGTAGGAAACTGCGTGGCTTTTCTTAAATGTGTATCCACGTGAATCATCCCCGTTCCATACTTCAGCAAACACTTCTGGCCACAGGCGATTTTGCAAGTGTGCTTTGCCTGGACGAATAACTGAAATAAACGCTGCCATTCTGGGTATTGAGTCTGGTTTCATTGACGCCATCAAGTCTATATAGTTTCCCACATGCACCAACTGCTTGGTCCAGGTTGTGTCGGTCCATAGTCTACTCCATGGTGGTGTTGCTGCCAACATTTCTGCATAGTGTACAGGATCACGGATCAACTGATACACACTCATGTTCAACAGGTCTATCTTGAAGTATCCACGCTGTTCTGCTGACTCATAGTCTATGGCTGCACAGCCATTGGGTATGTCTCTAGGAATGTCTGTAACGTAAATGCCTGAATTGTGCTTACGCACTTGACCTTGATGCAGTTGCCGTGCGGCAGTGTGCTGGATCAGTTTCAGCACAGCCGTTCTATCCGGCACATCAATGTCAATGTCTGCGCTCATTTTGAATCAGTGTCACAAAGTGCAGTCACAACTTGCAGTTTCTCGCGGGCCAGTTGAACTGCTGCCAAGGCATCTGCTACTGTGGGATGCTTGGCTGCCAAGGCAGCAATGCGCCATTCTTCATCACGTTTGGCTCGTGCCCAATCTAACAGGGTTTCGGCGTCTGATGAGAGTGAAATCATAGGGTGTGCTGAGTGAAGCTGTTGCCAGGAGTTGCCATCATTAATTTCCAAACAGTTCATGCTGGCGCTCCATCGCACCATGCCTGCACCGCTGGCACCTGGACTGATGTATGGATTGGTGTTCATGCCACCAGACACTTGAATGTATTTGCTGCCGCTAATATTTCTAATCATGCTACCATCCTGCCTTGTTCAATATATCCTTTGCATACTCCTGATCGGCAGGATAGTTGTGAAACTTCTTTTGCCACACATCTGAGTCAATGTAAGGCCATACCATGCTGATCTGATCAGGCGTGAGTTCACTCAAGAACTGTTGTCCGGACTCCGAATTGTAAATCACCCAAGGTGATATTCTACCAGTTGTGACTGCATAGCACATGGCTGGAGTGCTGCCATATCTCAAGCAGTCCTGTGGCTGTGCTGAATTCTTTTCTGCCCAGTCCATGCCAAACTCCACTGCTCGTGCCAGTGCATCATTCACATTCTCCACGGGCAAATGCTGTATGAGATATTCTGTGTACAGTTGATCACTTGCCCAACGATCAATCTTTTTGTTGTTTTTCAACAGCCACTCAAGAAACTGCTTGGGATTGATGGTTCGTGTGCTCACACAATAGCGTCCAAACTTCACAAACCCGCGATAGTAAGGTGAGTCAGCAAAGTCATCAAACGTTTTGAGTTTAGCCGACCCTTGGCTCATTTCATAAAAGCGTATGTAGGCTTGAAAACCCAGTTCCACTCCACGCTCTGCTCGTTCTTGTCTGCGCCTTTTGGGCTCGCACACATGCACTGCCAAAGAAGTTTCTTTGATAAAGTCTTTCTTGCAGTATTGGCATTGTGTCATTTGGAATCGTCGCCGGAGTCTTTTGAGTATTGTTTGATTTCTTTGTCTGATACAATCTGCATCATCACTTCTATCTCGTCGTCTTTGTAGTGTGGATACATTGCTACCAATGCCTTACGTTTAGCACTAGCCCCTGGTTGTTTTTTCTTGGGTGCAATCCAAGGATGTCTAAGTGTGCCTAGATCTGGGCTGACTGAAGTGGCCATGAGCCATTGCAGTTTTGGATGTTTTGACACGTTAAAAAAATGCTTGTTCAGTCGTTCGTTGGTGGCAATTACATAGAACTCCTGCAATTCTCTTGAACCTTCAACTGCTGATCCCCAACGTATCATGAGATAGTTTGAAAACTTTTTGCGTTCTTCAGGAGTGAGATCGTCGTAAAATGATCTAACTTTACAGTCAAACATCTTCATCTCATTGGCAATGGTCAGTTTATCCAATTTGTAATGTCTCTTTGTATACATCATGTTTGACGGGTAAACTGTCAAACCAGTTTTCGTTTCGGTAGTTGTCTTGAATCATTTGTCGAGCCAAGAAGCGATACCAGTTAGTTGCATTATAACGCTGATTGCGCAAAGCGTCAACTGCTCCTTGCATGTTGATATGTTTGGCAAATTTGGATTGCTCTAGCATTTTGATCAATGAAGGGCGAAATTGTTCTGGAATGCTTCCTAGTCCAATAACAGAATCCACATTGGCCAACACTGGTTCAAATTGATCTGGGGTCAACCAGACAAAGTATTCTAATAGCTCGGGTAACCACCAAATATTGATAGCACTGATTACAGTAGCAATTCTAATATTGCAGTTTGGTTGTGTAAGAACCCATTTTAAATTACGTTCTACCGTGTTCCATTCACTGCCACTGCGCACTATGCCAGCATACTTGCCCACAGCATCTATGCTTGCATGAACATTAATGCGGCTGAATGAAGGCCACAAATCTTTAACATGTTTTGATTTGGCACCTAACACAGTCATGTTGGTGCTGTACATTATAGCAGGGTCGGCGCCTTGCGCAATTAGTTTTTCAAGCACTTGATAATGTTGCGGATTCAACAATGGTTCGCCACCTGCAAAATAAATTTGTTTGCACTCACTTAGGTCCATGTCTGCAACATCAATTGGATTGTACAAACTTATGTCATCTACTCCGGCTTCGCTCGACCAACTGGTACTGAATCCTGGCCCACAACTACGGCATTTTAAATTGCAAAGATTGTTGTTGCGAAAATCTAAAAAATGTATCTTGTGTGTTTTGTAGTCTGTTTTATACTCGCTATACATTCCGCGCCACCCTAACTCACCCGGAGGACAAGGATTGGCGCATTCTTTTGGAACCTCACCGCGTAAGAATGCTCCACCAACTGTCTCGGTCATTTCTTCGCGACTGTTGAATTTGGCACCGCCCCATGCACAGCAAGGAGTATATTTGCCGCCCGGCATGTAACTTACGCTAGTCCAAGGTGCTTTGCAATAAATTTTATTCATTGTGTTTTAGTCAGTTTATAGATCATTATAGCACGTTCTAGTGCATCTTGTAAAGTGGGATTGGTACGAGCTTCTCGCCGAATTTTGCCCCACAGATTATCTTCCATCATGTGATCGTGCAATGGTCGGCCGTCGCTGGTTCGTTTATCGTATTTGATTTGGTGACCAGTTATGGGATCATATGCATGGCCTATTAACTTACGATCAGCAGGGTCAGCACCAAACTCTCGGGCATACACTTCATTACCGTTGCGTTCGTAGATGTATGTGGCACCTGGTTTAAGGGTTCCCATACTGGTAGCCGTATTGCAAATGCGCCCATCGCAGGAATCGCTCTAGTCCTTCACGATCGTCCGGATAACTTTCCAGATATACTCTGGCCAAGCGATTGATAATTTCAAATATTTCTGGTTCGGTATACATTATAAAATCCTGCACTGTTTTAATTATTAACTGTGAAATGAAAAATTGGCGCACCTGGTCCTCGGGCATTATTAGGATATTGGGACTGCGTAATTAGTCTATACCCTAAATTATAAAAAGTTGTAATCATTATTTCATTATCAATATTGATAACTATGTTACAAGTTTTCATGTCATTAGTTGTATATCTCATACCAGGAACATTTGATGGTTCATTGCGCCATTCAAATGCAGGACTTAGATTATCAATTACAACGTCGTTGGGCCTACAGTGATTTACTAGTTCTTCTATAACTAGCAGTGGCGCCGGACTATGGTATATCACGCCTAACATTAACGCCACATCCACAGCACCAACTTTGTCAAAATCTTTATGCATGTCTCCGTGGATTACTTGTGCTTGAGGAAATTTCTCTCTTATTAAATCCAATGAAAAACTATTAGACTCCAATAGAGTTAATTTTTTTGGATTGTGTTGAACTACCAGTTCAGTAATCCAGCCATCAAAGCAACCCACTTCTAACACATCTTTGTTGCCGCATATGACTGACAAAAAGTTATCATTTAGAAATTTACACTTGTTAAAATGTTGGTCTTCTGCCGAATGAATTATCATTACCAAGCCTTGTTGTAGTCCACAATCTCGCAATTGCGGCTTACGTCTTTGACAAAATACACACAGTCAGGGTCTGCACCGTCACTTACAGGCACAGCCAGCAGTTGACCATTCTTGAGTTTGGGTGCATACCATGACACTTCGTGATACACATCTAAGATTTCAATGTCAGGAAAGCTGGGACGGAAACTGGTCAGTGGATTGAATTGGAATACTTTAAATCCACGATCGTTGATTGATGTGAGTGGCAACACTTCTAAGTCACCTACATCAGGTTCACCAATTAGTATCTGCCAATCCATAGGCATCTTTATAGTGTGCTCCCCTATACGTAGCACAAGAGCAGGAGCATTGAAGCTCTCCAAAAAGATTAAGGGTATAAAATGATAGTCTGGGTCTGCTGGATTTGAATTGTCTAATATAGCAAAACGCATGTCATCTATTTCTTCAGGCAGGTGATCTAAATCGTAAGTGGCATTGTCTAGTGTAAGTATTCTCATAATTGTAGTGTATAGGGTTTTGTCATAAAAGTCAAGTCCAATCTAATGTAAGATCAAATAATATTTGACAAAACTCTTCGTGTGCCCAAGCAGGATTGTGTGTTGCAGTATAACGAATTGGTGTTTCCCAATTTGATGGGCCGTACGGCATGGCATAAGGGGTTTGGGCTGTTAATGGCCATACGCGATCAACCCAGTTCCACTCATGTTGTGACATCCATCCAGGAATCAATACAAAAGGAATGTTGGATTTTTTTAGTTGTTCCAAGCCATTACAAATCATGTAGTAATCTTTCTGTGATTGTAAAGCAGGATTATGCAGGCAAGAAATATAATGTTTAAGTGCGGTAAGTGTTGACTCGCTTAGTAAATCAGTGTGCTGTTTTTCAATTAAATTGTTAAACGTGTCTGAAATTACTTTTACATCATTGGAGGTTACATGTTGTTCGGCAGCACATTTATAGTTGCGATAATCAATGTTATCTAATTGATATAATTGGTGCTGGACGCCTAATGAAATATCAAAGCGATCTGAACTGGTAAGTCCTACTACAATATAGTCAGCTTGTTCATTTATGGCACGATCTATTTGTAGACGAATACAAAAATTGGTAGCGCCCGGTCTAGCCAAACTAACATGAGTGAAGTTTCTACGTCGGGCGTACAGTTCACTGAAACTGATAATGCTGTCATCCGGAAAGTCAGTGGTCATAAAACTGTCACCCAAACTAAAAAACTTTTTCATTTTATCTTCATCCATTCTAGTTTTTCTTGGGTAAAAGGATAGTTGGCTTCTTTGTAGAATTGTTTGCGTTTGGTCAAGTGGCGCTTGGCAAATTTACAGGTTGAAGTTATGTCCCAGATTTGAACATGCTCTTTG